ATATATATATATTGACTTACTTTTAAAGATAAATCAAAAGCTGGCTAGGCTCTTTTCCTCTAGTCTAATTTTATAGTATAAGGGGCCAAAAGGCAAACTACTCGAAGCGTCCTAGTCGATCAGTAACTCTGGCATATTTAACCTCAAGGATTACATCCGTAGAAAGGAATCCGTCAAGCTCCATGGATGGCTCCGTTGGGGTTATTTCTAAGACCATGGTATTAAAAAATATAATCTTATCTGTATCTTTGCTTTTATTTAGGTCTTTTGCCGAAAGGTCCATTCTCCTAAATACGTCAAGCATTAAATTCCTAATTGAATTAATCTCAGATACATCTGTTGAATATATTGTAAACAGTATCTTTTCGCAGCAAATCATCCAATTCTCTTCGTAGGATAGCCCTGTCTTGTCATAGACTATATGAGCCTTTCCGCTCAAAAATTGATTCAGGTCTGGCTGTTGCTGGACTGGGATAATAGGAATTATCTCTGTTCCAGAATTCTCTATATAATAATCTGATGCCTTGAATAACTTATGGGTCTTTAGCTCTTCCCACAGGTGCTTTCTAATTTCATACATTGCATCTATGTTATAGTCTACTGTCATAATGAACCTCCAAATGATCTTTCTAATGCTGCGTCCGCCTGCTTTTTAACTGTGTTTGGCGAGAAAGAATATTTAACTTTCTTGATATCTAAAGGTGCATCTAAAGATTGAGCCATCTTTAAATTAAATATGTTCTGGAATCCAGAGTTCCTAATTGCTGCACTCACAAGCTGTCCAGAAAAATATTGACTATACGCCAGCTTAAATTGATTTCTTGCAGCAGAGCCTCCAGGTCTCTTTACTGTTACAGATGAACCCTTTGGCATAAATACAGTTATGCCGTCTAGTTCAAATACCAATCGTTCTGCTGACTTTGGCCTGATGACTACAGGTAAACCTATTTCCATTACAGACGCCTTATTTGCAAATATGTACTTTTTCTTTTGCTTTTTATTCTTTGATGGGACTGAGTTCTTTGACATCTTGTAATCAAAATCTATTTTAAAAGATAAACCCATAGAGTCTATTTGCTTTAGCTTAAACAGTCTTGCAGTTGGGCTACCAACCCTATTCCACTCGTATACGTGGTGCAAAGACTGTGGCTTAATTCTAGCTTTTGAATCTATGTATTCCCCAAATTCTTTATCTATTTGAGAAAATATTGTTTTTTTAAAAAGCTTTTGAAAAGCAGCATTGCTTTCTAGCTTGTTTAATACATTGGCTTGGTAGTATAGCAAAGCAGATATCTGTGCAACATTGCTATCTTTTATTGGTCCGCTTTGAGGTACGCCAACCATGAGTCTTTCAAGACCACTGGCAGCTTGTAGTAGGGCAACATTAGATTCCAATAGTCTGATTCTCCGATCTCTTTGCAACGGAGTTGTAAGCAAGTATTGATCCAAATGGGTCTGTCACTGGAGTAGAGCTAACTATTTCAAACACAGTTGGGGTGTCGCTTGGATAGTCTATTTCTTTCCATATAACATTACCATTCATGTCACGAACGTTTGTTATCTTTTCACGGTAAGTAATTTTTTCTAAAGTTCTAATTTCTAATACCTGCTCATCAGAATACTTTGGTCCGATAACCTGTTTATCTCCGCTTGCTGTAGATGATTTAGATATAACGCCTTTAGCAGAGCATTGAACTGTTTTTATGTAAGACCATTCTTTTTTTATAGCACCAGTATTTACATCTTGTATATTTGACTGCTCATATACATCAAGTTGCAATGGCATCAGTGATGCTATCAAACTCATTTAAAATGCTACCATTCCATTCAATACATATGGTGAAAGAAGCTGGTCTGCATATAAGTTTCCAGTGCCTCTGTGTGCATCTTCCATAAATTCGAACTTCCAGTCAAACGTGCTAATGTTCTTTACATACTTATCTTTCCATGCACGATCTTTGTCAAAGAATTGCTTTATAAGAATAATGCATGCTTCTTCTACATTGTCTGGTACTGAGCTCCATCCAAATCTACCAGCAACAGAATACCTAACATCTTTTCTAAATGCGCCTGAAGAAGATGCATCGTGAATTGAAGGTGGGACTAATCCGTTTGCTGTATAAACTAGCCCGTCTAGGTTGTCTTGTCTATTAACACGTATTCCAAAATTTGATTCTGAAATGATGGGCGTGTAGACCCAGTTGTTTATATTATTAATCTTATCTGCAACAAGAATATCATTCTCATACAGTTCATGAATCTCGCTTAATCTAAATGGCAACGGAAGGATATCTGATCCTGATCCATACACAATTTGCGTATCATCGTATAGATAAAAAGATTGGTTTGTGTAGATCTCTATAAGTTTTCTTGCATACTTCTCTGCCATTTGTAATTCATGGTAGGTCTTGTAGTTTGGATCGGATGGATCCGTTCCAAAACCTAAATCATCAATTACGTCTGATAGGTTTGCATATGGGGTAACTACATCAATAAAATATATATGAGATGCGCTATTTCCACTAATGGAATACCGCCACTCTATTTTGAATTTTCTATTTCTTCTACAAAGACTAAGTGGTATGACAATTTGGTATGTTCCCACATCTGTTTCAGACTTTGTAGCCGTATATGTGCCAAGCGGCACAGTAGGGTTAACTGCTGGAGAAATGGTGCCGTCTTCAGTAATATCATATACTACCGCTGTAACAGCTCCGTCTGCATCTGTTAATTCCCCACCCCAAAATATTTTTGTTTTTACTGGTGAAGTTTGATCTTTATAGATTTCTGCCATTATGTGCTAACGTTTAGTTGTAGAAGTCCTGAACTTCCTTTGGTGTCGCTAAACGAAAACCCTCCTCTGTATCAAAGATTTTTTGAGCATCTTCTTCTGACATTGCCACAAACGGATGTTCCTTTGTAAAAGTGTAACCGAAGATATCATATCTGTGATTTTCTCTGGTCATTCTAACAAGGATCGTATCCTTTGGCTGAGCCTTTGGATCAAACTTTGGAAGAATTTCAATCTCTTCTTTATTCTTTTCAATTGCTTCAATTGTATCCTGGTAGACACTCCAGGTCACGCCTTCTTCGGATAGTGCTGCAATTATGTCTTTTTTGTTTTTTAAGTTTTCTGTGTCAACTGCAAAGTCTGTTGCAATTACTTTTAATTCGGCTACTTTTAATGTGTCAAACGACATATTTATTTCTCCTCTTTCTAGGTTCTTTAATTATAGCATTGTTAAATTAAAATGAAAAGCCCCTAAAATTAATTAGGGGCCTTTCGAGGGTTTAATTCTTAATTAATTAAGAAGCAACCTTAACGTTCTTTACAACTACCCAAGCGTCTGCCTGCTCGATTTGAACACCAACACGAGTATACATTGTGTACTCGATTGAGTCCTTACGTGGCCAGAAGAAGCGGTAAACAGTAACATCACGCTTGATACCAATAACAACGTTATTTGGGAATGTCAAGTGGACGTCTCCGTGTGAACCTGATGGGCTAGCATATGTACCTGTCTGTGTCTCAGGAAGCAATGGAACTTCAACGATTGGAATACCAAATGCGTATGGAGCTACATATCCTGCTGGACCTCCAAGAACTGGAACATCACCACGGATGATGCCTGAAGCAATATCCTGTGGAGTTACGTTCTGAATGTTCTGTGAGTTAGAGTATAGGTAATCCTGGATCAAGTTTGATCCCGCAAGGAAGCGAAGGTCTGTGCGACGTTGCTTGTACTTGCGTGGAAGTGCCTTAAGAGCTGAGTTAAACACTGCACGAGAAATTCCCGCACCTGCTGCGTCGACAACGCGACCATAGGTCTTTGCCTTCTTAACTGCTCCATCAAATGACTTGTAAAGTGCATCGCTTGAAAGTGATGTATCACCGTTAAGGATCAAATCTTCAATGTCATTACCTGCTTGTGTTGCCATCAAACGTGCAATGTGATCTTCGAGATCTGCACCTTCGATATTATCTTCTAGAGATTCTGTTGAAAGTTCCCAGTCCATGCGGAGCTTCTTAGTTGTGAGAGAGATCTTTGAGAAAGTTACACCTGAGTTAACTCCTGTGTTCTCGCCTTCGGTTGCAAGCTTTACAAGCTTCTCACCAATAGACATACGATCAATTTCTGTTGTATCGGCCTTCATTCGGACTGTACGTGCAACCTTACCAATTACGGTAGCGTCGAACATATAATCTAGAAATCTAGCTGATTGTTCTGGGTTTAGAAGACCACCGTTTCCGTTTTCGGAAGCTGTGTGTACTCCTGCACCACCTGCTGTTGAGCCGAATCCAGTTGATACTGTTGTACCTGCTGCGGCTGCTTTTTCTAATAGTTCATTACTCATTTTTATTTCACCTACCTTATTTTAGTTAAAGATTTCATTTACGGAACCGAGGAAAGAACCGTTCCATGTCGATTTTGATTTTCTTACTCCCTCAGATCGGCCAAGATCAGAGGACTTCTTAATTGCGGTATCGCCTTCTACAGCATCTACACGCTTTTGAACACCGTCGATGGTGCTCTTTATATCTGTCACAGCTGCACTTAGTGCACTGTGCTTTTCTGCCAATTCTGTGATTTGACCATTGATGCTCTTGCTGAAACTCTCTACTGTTTCCTTCATTTCGGAAACATGAGCTGCATTAGCTTCTGTGGCTTTTGTCAAAGTCTCTGAGAAAAAGCCTTTTAGGTCGCCTAACATCTTTGCAAAATCAGGTTCATCAACCGTGACTTCTTCTGTTGCGGCTGCTTCTTCAACGGAGTCGGCAGAGGCATCTTCTGTTGCAGCTTCTGCAACTTCCAATGATTTGTCAAAAAGATCTACGTTTGATTCATCTGCTGCTGGAGCTTCTACGGCTTCTGCTACAGGTGCTTCAACAACTGCTGCTTCTGCTACTGGAGCTTCTACAACATTATCTATGTTTGTATCTGACATTTTATTACCTCCTTCTACGTTTGCCTGTTTTGCAATTATTTGTGTTTCAGGCAACGCTAATCTTGTCTTCTTAAATGAAGCAAGAATCTTATCTATTTCTTTTGACTTGGATACGTCTGAGCTTTCTACCCATCCAATCAATGTAGCTGGCTTACCAGATACTGGAGAATCAAATGTTTTTTCTGTAGACATAAACACTGAGTCGCTTTCTTCGCAATAAAAAATATTTTCTGTTACAACATCTGCTGCCATTCCCTTGAATACAAGTTGGCCATTCATCTTCTCAATAGAAAAAATATTGCATAGTTGGTTTGCTGGTGAGTCTACAATTGACAACTCAATTAGTTCATAGTTCTTAATAAAACGAACTTGTTCTCCAGTAGACTTATTCATTTCGTTGTCTGCTTCTATAATCTTTCCGCCGATTGAAAAACCAGAAAGAGTGCCGTCAAGAACTTTTTCCCAAGTATCTTGTGCACCCTTTGAAATGTATGATGTTACATAAACGCCATTATAAAATTCTTTTGTTGTCTGATCGTAGTAAGTCTCAGGTCTAAATGAAACAACCTTACCAACTGCAAGAGGCTGATGCATCTCACGAAGGTTTCCTCTAAACGAATCAAATGCTTTCATGCTAGCTTCTGCAGTTACAACATCACCAGTTTGATCTACGTTATCAAGCGTAGCAAAACCAGATACAGTTCTCTTCTCACGGTTTACTTTTGTGAAAGGGACTGATAGGTGTACGGTGTCACCGCTGCTAGACCACATGGTCTTTTCAATGTTCATATGCTTAATTTTAGTGGTTTATTTACTATAACGCAAATCGTAGTTGATTAAACTCACTTGACTTTTGGACCATCGCCCTTGGCATTTCTGCCTTCTCCAGTTTTATCTGAAGTGGTTTTGGCACGTTCTTGGTCCCTGGCCCTATTGCCTGTAGATTTAGCATTTTGATCTGCTGCCTGTTGAGGCTTTAATTCTACTACCTCGTCACCACCTTCAATAGGAATCATGTTCTTTCTGATTCTAACTTCATTAGGGGTAATTACCTGCATTCTTAAATAGATTTCATCTATCTGGCTCTGGGTTATTTCGTCTGTCAAACTCAGCTCATTAAATTTTAATTCAACAACGTCTGTCTTTTCTGCGATTAAATAATTTAATTTCTTTTCTAATCTATCTTGGGCTGGTCGGCAAACCTGCTCCTTAAATGTTTTATCGGCATCTCTTGCTACCGCTAAATTGACTCCCTCTGGAGTTCCAATTTTATTAATAGGAACACGATGGGCTAAAAGAATTTCATCTCTATTAGTTTTACGATAGATGTTGAAAGAAGATTCTTGCTCTCCAGCTTCAATCGGCTCCATCTTAAATTCAGTCTTTGAGTCTGGTGTATCCGCTGGAAGTGGAATATAAAGGGATCTGTGATTCTTACCCTTTAATCCAACCTGGAAAAATTCAAGTAATTTTCTTTCTGATTCTGGAGAAAGCTTTGCTCCCTTAACTGTAATAATATATCTTGGCACCGCTTTATTTTCAAAGTAGTCTAGGTTATATCTTCCAGCAAATTCATTTCCAGCCAACGCTTGCTGGGCTGCAATAATATCTGGCACACCGTAATAGTTATTCATAGGGGTGTACTTCTTTAAATGAATAATCTCATTTGGCCTGTCTTCTTGGCCAGCAATAGGATTTAATGTTTCCGTGTCTCCGAAGTTACGGAAATATACAGCCTTTCCATAAAGTAACTGGATGAAGCCGTCACGTAATCTTCTTACACGCATTGTTTTAGCTGGTATATGGCCTATGTAGCCCACATCTCCTGCTGTTGTACGTCCTATCTCTAGGTAACCATTCCCAGTCGCCTCAAGGTCCGTGTAGGCCTTTATAAGGGTCTCTGTGAAAGACTCCTCTTCGTTACAATCGTCTAGCCATCTATCTAAATTTGTTTTAATTCGATTTATTTTAGCTCTTGCTCTTTCAAGCTGCTTGCTATCATTAATTTCATCCATAGCATCTTTTGCTTTTGTAGTCTCAGTAAAGTTGTAGCCCAGGCCAACAATATTTGAAACTTTTGCATTTATAGCTGCATAGTTGTAAGTTGATACTTCATAAATCTTTGAGAGATAGTCTAGGTTATATGTAGGTTCAACAAGATCAAATAGCGCATATCCGCTAATTGCTTGCTGCATTAAATTCTGTTGTGTACCTACGCCGCTAGTTCCAACAAATGCTTTTGAGAAATCTCTATTAACTTTTCTTCTAAATGTAGCCCCTAGCCCATTAAGCTTTTTAATATCTTCTAGACCCATAGCAAAAGGATCGTCATGCTCTTTTTCTTTTTTAAAGCTAAACCAGTCTGCAGAATTAGATATATCTATAGTAGATACTTCATCTGACGCATCGTCATCAATAAACTCTGCTCTCACTGTACCGCTCCGTTTCTAAGCATTGAATCTTTATAGACTCCAATATCCAAAGGATCTGGAGTTAATCCCCACTTGAGTCTTTCATTTTGGTGTTCGAACTCTTCGTCGTCAATCTTTCTACGTCCAGAAAGAAACTTGGGATTGCCCTCGTATATACCGTATGAGCGAACCTCTCTAGCCAAAGCATCGATTTTGGATCTATTTCCTTTTTTTGCCGTGACCGAAAGAAAATTGCCATCGTCGTCCCCAATCCATCTGCCATCAGGCATTTCCCACACATATATACCAAGGGTGGTTTCTTCTATAATTTGACTTTTTTGATTTAAGATATCCATAGACCACAATCATACCATTATTTGATGTCAAAGTCCAGATATGTCTTGCGGCTGTACGGAATATTATATATTTGTCGCAACACGGTCTTCAGACACAAAGAAATATGCCAAATTGTCCGTGCCAGTATTCTTTTCTGCTAATGACATAGTGGTGTCTTGAATTACTAGCGAGTCAACTCCAATATAATTTAAATAATGCATAGATGCTAGCTCCTGGGTAAATGGCAGCTTGTATATGGCCAAGTTGTTATACAGATTTCTTCCACCCGAAGAAGACCCTGATTGATTCTGATTAAATCTAATGTTGGTGCTTACGTCTTGGTTTAAATTTATTATTACGTGGTGCTGTATTCCAGGTATAAAATATTCAGATATATTGACTGCGTTAGTTACATTTTCTCCATTTACATATACTGAATCTATTCCAGCTTTACTAATAACCCCCGCCGAATTCCAACTAAAGGATTCATTATTTGTAGACAAAAGAACTGAAGCCGACCCATCTGGTGTAAATAGCATTTCAACAGACCGAATATTAATGTCATGATCTATTCCAAACCCTTTGCCATTAAACATGAACAATCCATTATTTTTGTTAAAAGATAAAGGACGGCTATTTTCTTTAGGCATACAGTATTCGTAGTCTGAAATAATTTTAAAGCTAGAGTTATCTCCATAGAATGATTGATCTTCAAAAAATACCAAGTCTATAGATTTTAATATAGGCAAAAATTTTCTAGAGTCTGTAGTTGACATTGTAACTTTTATAAATAATACATCTTGAAATTGATTATCGCTTTTATTAAAATATGGTATTGAAGCGCCGTTTATGCACTCAGTCCAATTTTGATTATCTAAGCTTACCTTTATGGAAATTCCTTTTACGTCTCCATCCCAATAAATTTGTGAAGTTTCAATGCCAAGATAGTTTGGAACAACGATGTAATCGGTAAAAATAAACTCTTTAGACTCCTGAGCATCTGTTTTTTCAAAATACAAATAAGACTGATCTGGTGATATTGAAATGTTTTCATTTGCTACATCTGACCATTTTTTTGCTTTTGGATATGAGTATTGGAATGTGGGTCGTATCTTGCTTGAATTCATTGAAAATAAATATCCGCCATCTGGGTACACTATGCTTGCTATATTTGTATTTTTTATTCCAATATTGTAATGAGTTCCAATTTGTTTTTGATTTAACTCTGACTTATAAAAAGCAACTCCGTCTATAAAAAATTCAATTGCTGAGGACCCAGATAAAAATGAAACGTTTTCATTTGTAAATTTAAAGCTATTTAAATTTAATATACTCTTTAACTCAGAGTTAATGTATAGAGCTATATTCCCTGGTGAGAATGTTCCAACTATGTACATGGCCTCTGACTGGCTGTATGTGTAAGAAACCTCTTGTCCCTGAACAGAAAATACAATGTTGCCGTTTTCATAAAAAATACCTATGTTGTTTGTTGGGTCTGAGACCAAATTAACTCTGGATGAAGTAAAATCATTTATTAATACCCACGCCTCTATACTAAATACATTGTCTGGGTACACCCTTGAAGCAATTCCACTTACTGGATAATATATATTAGTTTCTGGAAGCACCTGAGTTCCTCTTTGTCCACCAGAAATTAATGGCATAACTTTTTTATCTGAAGCTTCCGTTGCAAATCCGTCATTGAAGTTTCCAGAAAAATCATATACAGGTAAACCGCTAATAGCAGCATAAGATATGCCAGAATCTTTTAAGTGTTGATACGTTGGGAAAAATGTTCTAAGTATGTCGTAAGAAGAAACATCACTTGATGCAACTTCATCTAATTGATAAAAAGCAATTGGTTTATCTTTTAAAATAGCATATTTGTATGACATACGCTAACCTTCTAAAGATTTTACTCTTGCCGAAAGTTCCTGTACCGCTTTTATTAATGGCGCAATGAATTCTTCATACCTAAGAGCCTGTTCTGAATCTTGGTCAGTTTTGTCCAACAAAACCCATCCTCCAAAATCAACACCAGCGTCTTCAATTACCGACTGCACCTCTTGTGCTATTAAACCCCAGTGTGTTCTTTCTCCTGGAATCGATGATCCGTCTTCTGTCTTTGATCCCTCAATAAACTTATAGCTAACTGGACGCAAGCTATTAATAAAATCAAGACCAAGTAAGGAGTCCTGTACATTTGTTTTTAATCTTGAATCTGACGTATTAATGGTTCCAGTATTTGAATATATTGTTTTCCAAAATCTATTTGTTGTTACTCCGTTAGGTGAGTCTATCGGCTGACCAATTGCATATAAATTGTTAAATCTTGGATACCAATTTGAATTAACTCCAAAAACGTTTGTAGTCGGTATGTTCAAACCAATGGAAGTATCCACTGGATCAATATTTGCATTTACTCCAGCAGCGCCATCTGCGCCTGGTGCTCCAGGGGTTCCAGGGGTTCCAGGGGTTCCTTGTTCGCCTTTGTCTCCCCGTGGGATTACAAAATTTAATTTTACATCAGAAGATGTGCCAGAGTTTGTTACACTTGCTGTTGTTCCAGCATTACCAGTTGTTGTGGACTGTATTACAATTGTTGCTGCAGCATCTCCTTTTGCTCCTGGATTTCCTTGTGCTCCTGGATTTCCTTGTGGGCCTACAATATTTGTTCCAGATGCCCAGGCATTGTTTAATTTAGGACCAAAAATTTTATTAGAAACTGTATTTATATAAAAATCTCCATTTGATCCATTTGTAGAAGTTGGATCAACTGTTCCATTTAATACACTGTTACCACCAATACTAGTTCCAGAATTCCAAGCACCAGAAACTTTTGGGCCGAATATAGAATTACTTGTAGTGTTAATATAAAAATCACCATCAATTCCTGTGCTAGAAATGGGATTCGAAGTTCCATTAAGTACGCTATAACCCCTTGGTCCAGTAGCCCCAGTGGGACCTGGATGTGCATCTAAATATGCATCAACATCTTCTGCTAGCTGCTCAAGATCTCTTGGAACATCTGGAGTGTCTGAATATTGTGGGTAATGAAACCCTTTGCCTGTTGTACTCATTTTTTAATTATACCACCCTGTCATTTATTATACTACATTCCGCCTACATGAAGAACTTGTCCCGTTAGGCTATCAGACCTGCTGTCCATCAATAGCTCAACAAGATTTGCTACGTCGTCAAGCTCAAAGAATTTTTCTATTATTTGATTTGTAACTGCAGATTTATCTGAGGTCAATAAATGTTTTCTAGTTAGATCTGTCATTATTGGACCAGGAGCTATGCAGTTTGCTCTAATCTTAGTGTTAGATAGTTGTTTTGCAAACCCTTTTGTAAACGACTCAACCCCTGCTTTTGAAGCAGAGTACATAGTTGCCTCGTTAGCCATATGTGCAGCCAAGCTGGATATATTGATTATAGAGGTGTGAACCTCTGGATTCATATTTGGTAGGAATGCTTGGCATGAATTAAATATACCATTTAAGTTTGTATTTATAATATTATACGCTTTGTCTTCAAAAAAGAAACCAGCTGGGGTTGGCTCATATATTCCAGCACAGTTAATCAATGCCGTTACTTGTTCACCACTACCCAACAAATCTTTTGATATCTGCTGCAATGAGTTTATATCTCTTACATCAGCCAAAATTGTATCAAACTCTGGCTCATACTGCGGCTTATATAAAGATATTCCTAATACCTTTTCTCCATTAGCATGTAATCTTTGAGCAATACATTTGCCCATTCCAGATCCAGATCCAGTTATAATTATCATTCTGAACCATCCGAATAGTATGGATTTTTTCTATTATGATACCAATTAGGCAATGAATATCTTGTTCCTTTTGTAACAGCATCTACTTCATGAACATAAACAAAGTTAGATGGGAAAAATAAAATAGTTCCAGCTTCTGGCTTCAGCTCAAGATTAAGATGAGGAAATCTTAATGTTCCACCTTCGTAATCATCATTTAAATATAACAAAGCAGATAAGACTCGGCTGCTAATGCCATGATCTGAGTGCGCTGGCAAGAAACCACTTTCTTTATATTTCAAAACATGCATTGTTTTTTCTCTAGCTTTAATATTTTTTTCTGCGTAAGGATAGATGGTAAAGTAGTGATTAAGTGCAGTTTCAAGAGATCCAAATAGCTCTGAAGATATGAAGTGTTGTTCGTTGTAAAATTTATCCGAAGGAGATATATCTTCTGGCTTTGGCAGAAACTTTTGCCAGCAGAAAACAGTTTTTTCTGGACCACCATGATCATAATCCCAAGCTGTCCACTCTTTTACAAATTGAGATTGATACGATGAGTCTTGTTGTCTTTTTATTTCCAACTCTTCAATTTTATCTATAATAAGTTGTGGGTCCTTGATAATTCCTTTGTACTGAACTACGCCAAGCGCAAGCTGTTTAAACTCCATTAGCATCCCTCAAAATCTGGATCCATAAACTCTTTTTGCGTTGATTGCATAAAGAGTGCCGTATATCTATTGCCAGTTTCAACTTTTGAAACACCGTGCAAATATTCATAGTCGTTTCCTGGGAAAAATAATGCAGAAAATTTCTTTGGACTGTGTGAAAAATTTTGTTTTGGAAAATATATGTCTCCCCCAGTGTATCCATCATTGAGGTATATTACAGAGCTATATTCTATAAAAGGCTCCTTTTCTATTGCATCTATGTGAGGATTGCCACTCATTCCTGGGCCCCACCCTGAACCAAAAGATTTTGTAATTATCACGTCTTTATCTGTTTCAAAAAATTCTTTCTGAATTAAATTAGCTTTCTTGGCATACTTTCTTAATATACTCATAACCGTATTATTGTACGGGAAAGCAGTTCCACCATTTCTGTCAGCATAATAATCTGGATAGTTATTTACAGAAGAAGGGTTTGTGATTTCTGATATTAAAGTTTGTGCGTCGTAGTCTTCAATAAAGTTTTCAACTATTTTTATTTTCATCCTAGTGGCACCCAACTTTGATCGTAGTACCCACCAGCTGAAATAAATCTAAGCGGTGTAACGTCATAGGCTATAGTTATTCTATCTTCTTCAAATGGCCAAAGACCAATGCTATGGGGGTGTCCAGTTTCCGATAAAATTGCTCTATTGTTTTTATTAACATTTTCAAAGGCAGCATCACCATGTATTTTATAATAGGTGGAGCTTGGTTCTGCATTTACGCAATAGTATCCATGAAAATAAGGGAACCCTTTGCCCTCGGAATGGTCGTGATATGAATCTTTGTTGTCTAGGTCAACATGGTTTTTGCTTCCTTCGGAATTAAACCATCCATGCAACATAAACTTTTCTTTTTCAAAATCAAGCCCATAATATTCACAGGCTTCAATTGTCAAAGACCTTAAAGTTTTATACAGGCTATAAATTTCTTCATTGTAAAACTGAAAGATGTTGTAGAAGTTGTCTATGCGCTGTGGATTATAGCTATTAAAATAATCTTTTGGTGCTGTAGCAAGTACATCTTTCCCTACACCAGCTACTTGACCGTTCTTTAGCTCTTCTTTTTTATTAAGCAAATATTCCTTTAAGCTATCTAAATCATTATTTAGGTAAGCGTCAAAAAATTTATGCGGCTTAGTATTATCCATTAATTTATTATCCTTGTCTTGTTTAGATATCTCTCTCCGCCAATTTTGTCGGTTTCTGATTTTTCAATTGTGTACTCAATATCATCATCTTCGAATGGAAATGGTATTACTTCTATCCCAAACAAACCAATGATATTTCTTTCATTGTTTTCTATAAACTTGTTGTATTTGTGAGTTAATGAAAATGGGACATAGCCATTATCTTCAAGAGGAAGGGTGTTGTTTTGAAACAACTTTGTTGGGCAGCACAGTAAGTGGTAGTGTTTTTGATTTATCATTATAGACATCTTTTCTTCTTCTCCATAATATTTAAGCTCCACTGGGTAGCCAACACGCTTTATGTCAGAACTTAAACAAAATATAAAGTCTCTATCTATCATATCAACATTAGAATAATCTTCCGAAACAGACTTTATTTTTTCTATCATAAACAAATTTTTGTTTTTAAATTCTAATTTATGATTTCCAGAAATAATTGTTTGATTTTTATATCTTACTGATTCAATTTTATCTACTAAAGACACATCCCAGTCTTTAGACATAACAACTCCGTCTCCGCACTGCATAAAGTATTCTGAAGCAAGTATTCTTGATCCATCAAATTTGTGTGCGATTGGGCTTTTTATTGAATCCCACTTTGTATGCTTATATATTATTTTTACGTGACCAGCAGTTATGTCAAACAATCTTGATCGCTCAACATTATTTTGATCTATAATGTAAAACGACAAGTCATGCAAACCACTAGATTTATTAACAATATCGGTAATACTATTAATCAGATCTTTATTCTGAAAGCTGTATACAAATATGCCAATACTTTTTTTCATTATAGGAGAGGTATCCAGTGCTGCTGTGGTGCCTTTGCTTCAATTAAGCTCTTTAAAGGCATTACGTCATAAGCTATTGTTACTCTAGGACCTTCCCAATCCCAGTCTCCCATTGCATGTGGGTGACCCATTTCAGAAACAATCATTCTATTATTTTTATTATGGTTTGCAGTTTCTGTACCAAAAACATTATAGTAGGTAATTGAAGGCTCTGCGTTTACTGAATAGTAACCGTGAAAATAGGGGGCATAAGGGCCGCCGTGATCATGCCAATCAAGCTTACCAGTATGATTGTAATTAATGTTAAACCAACCTTGTACCATATACTTCTGCTCTTCAAAATCTACTCCGTAATATTCACACGCTTCTTTTATAATATCAGAAAGTGATTTATATAGCTTGTGAATGCCGTCATGGTAAAACTGAAAAACATTATATTCTCTCCATTTAATTGTTGAAACGCTGGAAGAGGAGAGCCAAGCATCCTTTTGATTTACTGGAGTGATTCCCTTTAAGCTTAGATTTTCCATATCCGCATATTGATTTTGCAAGAATGTCGCTAGGTCTGACAAATCGTTATCCAGATATCTTTCAAAAAATTTATGTTCTTTGCCGCTTGGCTTATTAAGCATCATCGGATTGTAGTCCATCAGATATTCCTTTTCTGTAATTTTTCCTTTGCCATATATAATTTTTATAATATGCAAATATTGATATTCTTCTTCGTTCTTCTTTAATCTTGTTTTCTTCTATACTCTTTTCGGAGTAATCTATTTCCAAATCCCAATCATCTCTTTTGATTGGTATCATTTGAAAGATAGGGGTTCCTTTTGGTATTGTTCCAATAAAATTCCTTTTTAAAAAAAAGGCAGTAAATACTGGAGTGTGCCATTTATCTGTATCAATTATCCCAGATAAAGTCGTGAATGGCAAGTCATGCCTATTCATTGGGTGAGTTATTAGCATTGAGTATCCTGGTGGGGTCTCACAGTACCAATTTACCTTCCATCCAAAATGTAGAGGATGATGGGCTGTAGGAACTGGGACGTCAATCATATTTCTTTTATCTATTATCATGGCTTCCCCGTCCCATGTTATTGTAGGGAATCCGTCTTTATCTAAATCAACATGCACGTCATAGTCAAGCTTGTACATGTAGCCAGCAGCCAAGGTATCAAAAAAGGGCATACATAATTTAGTTCCAGCCGCACTTCCGTCAGTTCCACGATCATTTACTGGGTGAAGTTTAGATATGTTGTTAGACTTTTGAAAACGAGAAAGTCTTCTATACCAATCTGGTAAAAACTTTATAGAGGGCTCTGGTTCTGAAAGATAATTATTACTCTTCGGATCAAAATTACTTCCAAACGTTGCTGGGGTAAACTTTACTACTTTACTCATTGCAAAGCCTGTCAATAAAATCGGAAGATGCATTTATTTGCATTTCATACATATATGAACCCCTTTCTATTATTCCAACAGTTTCTGTTTCCATATGCCTTTTAGACTTAGTAAAATAAAAATCAATAAAGCACGGTTCTTTTATTCTATCATTTTCGTTGGATTTTGTAAAAGAGCCCCTAAAGTCCATAATTTTAATTGATGGGTTTTCTATTGTTGAGGTGACAAAAAAATCAATATCCTCATCTATAACCCAAGGAGTATATAATTTAAAGCACCTATCAGAAATAATATCCATGCTTGAAGTATCATATACATTGGGAGATGGGTAGAATTGTCTTTGCCAAACCTTATCAACCGAATAAAAAATCTCATTGATTGGTTGTGATTTAAATATACCAAGGTGCCCAAGCGGTGGGTCAGCAATCTGAATTAATATGTCTGCGTAATTATAATACTCTATGGTGGCAGAAGTATCTGACGTCTTTATAACTTTTGGTCTAATAGAAAAAAAAGAAGAATATAGATTTACTGGCTTTAATATTTTATCAAAGTATTCACGACTAAATTTTACTTCATTCCAGGCAGCCCACTTAGGAAACATATTAGAATAATTCATTATTTCTGCAAAAGTCATAGTGCCCATTTTGCTCCAAGACTCTGCTTCATATGGAGTCTTTAATATGTTTTTAACTGGCTTCACTTAAAGGTTTTCTTTGACCACTTTTTTAAACGGTATCCATTTTGAAATACGGATCTGACCGAAAGCTGACTTGCCCTATTCATCTCGTCAGACTTTTTATCATTATTGATTTCGCTTTCCCAATCATCTCTTTTAAAAGGTATAACCTGCAACAGTGGTGTGCCCTGCTTGATTACCCCTTTAAAACCTTTTTCAACAAAGAAAGAAAGGTATCCGTCAGAAGGATATTCGTCGGTATCTATAAGACCTGGTATTGCTCTTATTGGTATGTGGTCTGCGTGTATAGGTGCAATAAACAATGAGCTGTAACCTGGTTCCGTTTTTGCAAGCCACATTGGGTGAATTCTTAAAACATCGCTATGGAAGTACGGAGGTATTGGGTACTCGGATATCTGCTCTTTAAGGTGATGGGCCAAAAGAAATTTTTGAAATTCCATAACATCATTTGCAACGTCAAACTTTACTCTTTCTCCAGTAGCGTCAATATTTAAATCCATTGGGCAAAATAAATAATATCCTGCAGCCATTGCGTCAAATACTGCCTGACATTTTTTTACAGTAAGAAGCATGTTGCCGTTATAAACACCGTTGTCGTTATTTAAATAGCTTTCTTGTTTCTTCCACCATTCTGGTATGTGCTTTTGAATTGATTCTGGTTTTGGAAACACCCCAGCAAGAAATCTGTATTTTGGAATAAATTCTATTTTACTCATACTAAGGGTATCCATTTCTGATAATATTGTCTGTGCAAATACTCTAAAGGGGAAACATGCAGTTCTATTAAAACAAGCTCTTCACTTATATCATTAAATTGAACTCTTGTGTTGTGATCTAGTAATATTAAACTGCCTGGAACTAAATTAGTTTTATTGCCGTCAATTAAAATAAAATCATTTTTAGAACTAATTACATAAAAGCCAAAAAAAACTGTTTTAAAGTTAGGGCCGAAGTTTAAATCTACATAAGGTGGAATCTGTTCGTTATCCATAACTCTTGCATAAAGGTAGGGATAAGATCTTTCAAAATTAATTTTCTTTTCTAAAAACAAATCTTTTGCCGCAAGGCATATTTCATGATACAAAGTGTATATTTCTTTGCTATACATTCCAAAAAAATTAAATGTTTTGCTGTCTACCAGAGAAACCCTTTTTGCTTTATCTTTTATATTTTTATTAAACCCTTTAGATATGTCTACTGTTTCTTCGTACATAGAATCGACCATAGATCTATACCCGCTAAACATGGCAAAATTATCTACGCCTTTAATCTCTTTTATCATCTTTATCCCAAATACTCATAGAATGCCACCCAGCTGGTCTTATTGGGTCTTTGTATGCATCATTATCTGATTGTATCAAAACTTGTGGTTTTACGCCACCCATAATATAAGAAAGTTCTTCTTCTTTTGATATATCTACTCTTTTCATAAATGTCATTAGCCTAGTCATTTTCATTTGTAAATCAAATCCAGCCTGGGTATGTGCTCCGCCTTGTTTTACCATTACATTATAATAAAGCAGAAATATTGAATACCCCAATATGGCAAGCGAGGAGTTAATTCTTTTCCTCCTATGATTTATAGAGGTATAAAATCTATCTCCAAAGGCTGTATGATAATTATTTTTTTTATCGTACTGCCCCATTATAATAGTTGCCCAAGAAGCAGGATAATCGTTATTAATAAAATTAGAGAATACTGCTGTTCCTTCTGGATGATCGGAGTTTACGTATACGCATTCTATTGCTCTAGCACCATATCTATCGTTTAGCATTGTCCATTGTATCCAGGATCCCTTTAGGTATTTAGGATAGCGCCTAAAAACAGGTATGATCTGGCTTTTATACCAGATCACCCTTTTGAAACCGTAGTCCAATATCTGTTTGATATTGTCTAGCATTTATTAAGCTGGTGGATTGTTTGGATCAACAGGGTTTTCCTGCTGAGAAAGTTTCCATTGCTGATACAGCTCTTCTAGCGAAGTAGATAGATTTTGTTCTGGGGAGGTTATAACTCCTGGAGCATTTAAATCTAGTGGCTGTGAATCGTGTACGAGTGCGTTATCTGTAAAGAATACGTCATGAGGCTCAGTGTTAATTGTAATAACTAACTCTTTTCCTTCTGACTCTCTTAGTTCAATAATTGGTTGCCAGTCTTGGAATGTCGGAGAGTAGACTAGATCTGAATCTAGTACATCAGTAACGTTAATGAATTTTGCAAGCCCGTCTCTCTTGACAAGTATGTAGTGAGATATAGAATATTTATTTCCATTAATAACAATTACTCTGTCAACAATGTGTGCGGATAAAGCTGTAATTGTTGTTTCAACTGCAGAGTTTATTACTGGGTTTTCTTGTGACCATCCAGCAAAATATTCTGCAATTGGCACATCTGTTGATAAGTCTAAACCTTCGATATCAGCTGAGTATAATACATCTCCAACTGAAAGGTTGTGTGCAAGCACGAGACCCTCTGGTACCTTTGAGCTAATTAATGTATCTGCACCAATTGATTTAACTGGCGTAAACCCAAACGGAGTAAATCCGAATGGTGTAAACCCGAACGGAGTAAATCCGAATGGTGTGAAGCCGAATGGTGTGAAGCCGAATGGTGTAAATCCGAATGGTGTAAACCCGAACGGAGTGAAACCAAAGGGAGAAAATCCAAACGGAACAAAGCTAAATGCTGTTGTGACGTTTCCAGAAGATCCAGATGTTCCTGAGTTACCATTGGCGTTTGTTGCATAAACTGTATATGTCTGAGCTGAACCCATTTCTTGACCAACGCTTACAGATGTTCCAGCTGTATCTCCAGCCTTTCCATCTGATGCAGCCCAACGATAGTTAGTAATTGCTTTACCACCATTTGCTGGAGCTGACCATGATACTGAATCTGCTCCTGCTGAAGGAGATGAAGCGCTTGGTGCACCTGGAGTATTTGGTACTGTTGTTGCTGTGACTGAGCCAGATGCTGTAGAAGCAACTGATGTTCCAGAAGCATTTGATGCCCGTACTGTAAATGTGTAAGCAGTAGCAGACAAAAGTCCTTGTACTGTTAATGGAGAAGAAGCTCCAGTGGCTGTAAAGCCACCTGGAGACGACGTCACTGTGTAAGAAGTAGCAGCAGGCGAATCACCTGGTAAGCTAAAGGATACAGTTACTGCACCATTATTGTATGGACGGTTTGTTCCAATATCTGTTGCTGATGTAATTGACGGCTGTTTAGGCTCAAGGAAGTCATTGGCTGCCTGTGATCTTTGTCCGAATCTTTTAATAATTGCCATTTATATGTCTCCTAAGTTTCTTTAAGCTGAAAGATCGCCCATTACGATCCATGTATTTGCTGCTCTCTTTAGAAGGGAAGCTGATGACCACTGGGTTCTTAATTTTAATCCTGGTGTTGCATTAACTGTGACTCCACCTGCACCAGCAATTGAAACCTGGCCAGTACCTGACTGAAGAATATCAATTGATGTTCCAACTGGGTAGTTAACTGTTGAATCTTCTGGAATTGTAACTGCTACTGCTGAAGCAGAAGAAACTTCAATTAAGTTATCTCTTTCAGTAAGAGATGAAAGTGTGTATGCTGCTGTTTTCTGAATAATTGGTGTCCGTGAAGGAACGCCTTCTTTTGTCTGTGTGCCGTCTGTAAACGCTACTCCTGCTGCTGCAACTGTTACTGTGCCAGTAAATGTTGGTGAAGCAAGTGGAGCCTTTAGAGCAAGGTTTGTTGTTACTGTTGATGCAAAGTTTGCGTCATCACCAAGTGCTGCTGCAAGTTCGTCAAGAGTATTTAGTGCTGCTGGAGCACCTGTTAACAATGCGTTAACCTGTGATGTTGCATCTGCGATTGCTTCTGACTTAGCAGTTGCAATTGCTGAAGCCTGTGCTGTAGATACTGGCTTAGCTGAGTCTGCTGTGTTGTCAACATTTGCTAGGCCTACTGAAGACTTTGTAAGTGCTGCTACTGCAGTTGACACCTTTGTATCTGCTGCTGTTCCAGCTGCTGTAATAGCTTCTGATTTAGCAGTTGCCACATTTGCTGTAGTTGCAAGGAGTGATGTATCCGCAATTCCGTGAACATTTGTAGTGTCTGCTGTGTGTGTGCCAAGAGCGGTATCGGCTGCTGTTGCAGCGGCAGATATTGCTTCTGATTTAGCGGTTGCTACGTTTGCTGTAGTTGCAAGAAGAAGCGTGTCAGCAATTCCATGAACATTTGTTGTGTCGACTGAGTGGCCTGAAAGTGCTCCATCTGAATATGCACGATCTTGAGTTGACTTGCTGTCTGTATAGGCATCGGCATTTGATTCTGCAGATGTTGCTGCTGCCATTGCAATACCGTGCTTAGTATCTACATATGCGACAGTGGTATCAATTTCTGCATCTGTATATGTTTTTGATTCATCAAATTTTGTAACTATTGCTGCATTAAGGTCTGTTCTTGCTGAAGCAACATTTGTTAAAGTTGCAATCTGTGCAGTGTCTGGAATTCCATGTACACTTGTTGTTTTTGCAGCGTGAGTATCAACTGCCAAAAGATCTTGTGTCTGTAGGTATTCTGCGTATGCTCTTGTAGCCATAACAGTTAGGTCGGTTTCTGATGTAGGAACCTTGCCCTGTGCATTAAGAGATGCTACTCCGTTGGCTGCCCCTCTATCATCTAGCGGAATGTATGTTGAATCTACTGTATTGCTTAATGAGCTAATAGCTGATGTTACGTATGATCGATTTGCCCATACAGTGTCATCAATTGCAATTGTAATTGTATTTGCGCCATCGTTGTATGTCTTTGTAAGACCAGTTCCCATTGAAAGGGCTGCGTTAATTGCGTCTTGTGATATTTCGGTAATGCCAGCTGTATCAGCATTAGCGTATGAAAGCGCTGACCATGTTGCTGTTCCGTTACCAAATTTAAATTTATTTGTGTCTGTCTCAACACCCATTTCTCCTGCTGCCAGGACTGGGTTTGTTGTGGACCACTGTGAAGCGGTTCCTCTTCTTACTTGAATTCTTACTGTTGCCATTTTGATCTCCTATTTTATATTATAGCATTTTTTGTTTTAAACTAGGCTATTTCGCCTGAGTCAAAAACGAGTGAAGCACTTGTTGATGTCGGTGTTCCGCCATCTGCAAATTTAGTTGCAGTTGTAACTACACCATTTGCCTGAACTGTATATACTGGCTGGCCATCATAATCTATTGCTAAACCAATGTCCATCCAAGAAACTGTGTCATCACTAGGTATCTGAGAAACCAATGCAATTGGCTCCCAAACTCCGTTGATGTAAATTTCTAATTGATTCGAGGCTGAGTTAAATGCTACAGGAGTAGACCCCAGTGTTATTTGATTGCCCTCTACTACGAGGCCATTCTTTACTCTAAAATTCTTATCTGTTGTTGCCATTTAAGTTCACATATCCCCTAATTGTTTTTGTGGGGTTTTGGAAGGACCCCATACCTTTTATTTAATTATTTAAGAAGTGTTCCAGATACTTTAACTGTTGAGTTATCTGCTGGAGTTACTCTTATTCTTACATTTGAACCTGATACATCTGCTGTAATAGTTCCTCTTGATCCATTAGTTCCGACAATTGCATATTCTGTAATTGCTACGTTATCTGATGCATCTAGTGTTATTAAAACTTCTGAAACTTCGTTATGTGTTGCGTTATCAATCTTAACAAGAACCTTAGCTGAGCGATAGTCTGCCTTTGCCCACTCATAAGCTGTTCCAGCAACTGATGCTGTTCCAGAAGATGAAGCCGCAAACTGCTTGGCTTGATCATTTACGTTTAACGCTGTGAATGCTGTTGTTCCTGCTTGCTGAGCTGTATTGGCTGCTGCTGCAGTTGCCTCCGCTGCTGCTTGAGCGGCGTTGGCTTTTGTTGTAGCATCTGTTGCTGCTGCTGTCTGGGCTGCTGTAGCCTTTGTGCTAGCGTCAGTTGCTGCTGCTGCTTGAGCAGCATTTGCCTTAGTTGTAGCGTCAGTTGCTGCTTCTGACTTTGCAGTTGCAATTGCTGTTGTAACATCAGATGAATTAGCCTTTGTTGCTAATGCTGATGTAAGAGTTGTTGTGTAATTAGCATCATCATTAATTGCTGCTGCCAATTCATTTAATGTATTAAGAAGTGCTGGTGCACCATCTACTAATGAATCTACTGCAGTTGAAATTGCTGTATTACGGTTTGTAACCTCTGTTGAGATTGCAGTTGAAAGTGCTGCTGCAGCAGTAGCTTCTGCTCCTGCTTTTGCTGCATTGGCCTTAGTTGTAGCGTCTGCTGATGCTGCAGAGATTGCTGCTGCTTGAGCTGCATCTGCTTTAGTTGTAGCATCTGCTGCTGCAGTTGAAACTGAAGCTGCATCGCCTGATACTCTAAGTGCTGCTTCTGCAGCTACCTTGGTTGTAGCATCTGTTGCGGCTGCTGAAATTGCAGATGATGCTGCGGCATTAGCCTTTGATGTTGCATCTGCTGCTGCTGCAGAGATTGCTGCTGCTTGAGCTGCTGCTGCAGAACCTGCTGCATCAAATACGCCAGACTTTACGGATAGCTTTCCAGCTCCACTTACTTCAAGTTGGGTTGCTTCTACAGATTTTACAAGAGTTGCTCCACCAACAAGATTGAGGATATAGGCGTCTCCGCCTGTTTCTGTAAGTATGTTTTGGCCATTGATTGTACCTGTTGTACCTTCAACAATGAGGCCAGATTTAATTCTAAAATTCTTTACTACTGTTGCCATTTATATGACTCCTCTTACTGCTTTATTATATTTTTATTGCTGTTCTTGTAAATCTAGCGGTTATTGCACCAGAAACTGGAGCTACCTTAAAACTAATTATACCTGAATTTTGTTCAAATGTATAAGTAAATAGACTTGTATTTGTGTTGGATACAATGTCGGATTCTACAACATGAACATCGACTCCATCGCTTACTGCTGTCAGATTAGATCTGTAGAAGTATGCATTTTTTGTTATTTGCAAAGAGTACTGAACGCTTCTCCAGGTATCTGCTGCAAAGTGATCTATCTGAGTAGGATTTTCAATACCCGTTACTTCAAGATCATTGTTTCCCTCTAGGCCCAAAAGCGTAGAAATAGTATCAGTGTTGTTTGTTATACTAGCGACTGCTGTAGAAAGGTTGTTTACCTTATAAGTGATTGTAGAGCTGTCCGCAGAATTTGTGACTCCAAGAACATTTTCAATTGCCTCGATAGCATCATTAGCGTTGGCATGCTGTGCAGCATGCCCCGTTAGCTCATCTGTTGCTGCTGGGTTTGATAGGTTGTCTTTTGATGTAGGAAATGAAGTTGCCATTGCCCCCCCTTGTAAAATATGTACTAGTGTTAATTATATCAGAATTTATTATTAAGTAGAAGGGTTTTCCTGAGAAAGCTTCCATTCTTGATAAATTGTTTCTAATGCTTGTGAAAGATTCTGGTCGGAAGATGTTATTGCTCCAGGTGTATTTTCATCAAACTCATGAGAGTCGTGAACAATAGCATTATCTGTAAAAAATACATCGTAAGGTTCGGTGTTAATTGATATTACAAGCTCTTTACCATCAAGAACTTTAAAGTCTATTATTGGCTGCCATGAATCAAGTAGTGGGCTAAACACCATGTCAGACTCAAGCACTTCATTTACCTTTACAAATTGAGTAGCGTTGTCTCTTTTAACTAGAATATAATGCGAGTAAGAGTATTTGTTTCCATTGATTACAACAACCTTGTCAACAATTCTTGCAGACAATGAAACAATTGTTGTTTCAAGGTTTGTGTTGATGCTAGGATTTTCTGTTGACCATGATCCTAAATATTCAGACAATGTTTGCCCAGATGAAAGATCTAAGCCTTCAATATCGGCAGAATACAAAATGTCTCCAACTGAAAGGTTGTGCGCTAGTGTTAATCCTTCTGGGACCTTTGATGCTACAAGTGTATCTGCACCAATTGATTTAACTGGTGTAAACGAAAACGGTGTAAACCCAAATGGTGTAAACCCAAACGGTGTAAACCCAAATGGTGTAAACCCAAATGGTGTAAACCCAAATGGTGTAAATCCAAATGGAGGAACATAGCATGCATTTGGTATTCCCAATATAGCTATAATTTGATCGCTACTAAGATTAGGATTTTGTGTTTGCCCATAGATATAACTTGTTGCAGCTCCACCTGATGGTGATCCGTATCCTCCGCTATATGCACCGCTAAATCCATTACATCTTACATATATGGCGTATCCTGGTGCTTGATATTGATATCTATTAATGCTGACAGATGCTGGCAATGAAATATATCTTGTATCATATGCAGAGCCAGCTATAGGTGACTGTGCAACAATTTTTCCATCTAATGCTGGATCAGAAGTTCCAGTGTTTTGATTTGTTGTTAAATTCCAATCTCCATTGACACCGTCTGAAGTATATGTGCCAACATAGTTTGGAGTATAAACATAAGTTACTGCTGGTTCTTCGTATACATAAGAGCTTACGCTTACGGTTAATGGCAACTGATTTTGAGGAACTGAATATGTTCCAGCTCCTGGGCTTTGACTTGCAATTTTTCCAACAATCGAATTGTTTGAAGTTCCAGTTCCTGCCGCATGATAAATTACATAGTTTGTTCCATTACTGGCACCTGATTGACCAACAAAATTTGGGACTACTACAGATGTTGGTGGGTTTACCGTAGCTATAGCAACAGATGCTGATCCAACTGGATCTGAAGTTCCAGCGCTATTTGTTGCTGTAGCAAATGCTCTAAAACGTGTACCAGCTCCAACATCTACTGAGTCTACTGTATATGAAGGACTTACTCCGCTTGCAAATACTGCTCCATCTGATACAGACGATGGTGTTCTATTTGCAACACCTACAATTGATACTGATGTAGATGTTGGGTTCGGCGTCCATCCAGATGTAGATCCATATAATGTAGTACCTGCATAAACTGCACCATTTGATGAAAGAAAAGCTGTTCCGCCTGTTGGCTTAATATTTGCCGATGTAGCTTTACCAGCAACTGCATCTATGTATCCAGAAAATCCTCTTTCTGTGCCATAAACTCTAACCTTCCAGGGTCCAGTTTCTACGCCTGGACCAGTTTGTATATAAGCAGAATTGCTTGATGAAATTACTGGGCCACGATACCAAATCCACTGCATTTCATTTACTTCATCATTAAATGATTCATAGTATATTTCATATTGAGTTTGATTAATATTAATAGCATTCCAATTAATTCTAAGAGCTGTGTCATAAACGTATGGAGATATTGCTTCTATTGTTGAAGTTACAGATGGCTTTTTAGGTAGTAAATCAAGAATATCTTTGCTTTGCCCATTACCAGTAAATTTAAAGTTAGGCTGCGCTGTTGCCCATTGCCACCAAGACAAAGCTTGGCTTGTGTCATTATAAGGCTGCACAGAAATTGACATTGTTGTTTTGCCAATTAAAAATGCTAAATCTGGAGACCCAAAATCTTTATCAAATAAGTTATTTTGTTTTCCAACAATTGTTAATTCTGTGTAAGGAATTCCTGGTCCTTGATACCATACCTTATATCCATCTGCACCTTCAGAAACATCCCAAAAAAATCTTATTGATCCGTTTATATATCCGCTGCCATCTTGTTGAACAAATGCTGTTGCATTTGCTATTCTTTGTGGAGGTAGTGGTGAGCTATCAATTGATGCATATACTGGCTCACTATCTGAAGACCCATTAACTGCAATAACTTTACATCTAATAAAATATCCTACTTGACTTGCAGTTAGAGGATAGCTGTTTGAAGTTCCATTTGGCAAGTCTTCCCATTGTGTTGTAGAGCCTTGGACATTGTATCCTTTTTGCCACTGATACTTATATGATTCTGGAGGTATAGCCCAAGTTCCATTGCTAACACTTACTGTTTGTCCTACTCCAGCTCCAAATGATCCAGCAGACCATGTAAATTCTGGTAAAGAAATATTAGATTGCCCACTATATATTTCAACCCAAGCAGATCCATTCCAAGTAAAAGCTTTTTTAGCGAATTGCCATGTGGCTCCGTCATAAAGCTTAACTAATTTTGAATTTTTCCAACTTGAGCCATCAAATATTTTAATAGACATTTTTAGCTCCTAGTACTGAATATATATATCGCCGACGGCAGTTCCAGATGGTGGAGTAGCGCTAGTTCCATATGATATTACATTTGAACCTATTGAGGTGTTTGAATTTGAATATCCAGCAGTTACTGTTAAGTTTCCTCCGAGTGATACTGCATTTCCATTAATTGTAATTTGGCTATTTAGTAGTTTTTCATTTGTTATAGCTCCGCTTTCAATTAAACTTGGAAGAATGTATCCGCTTGCATTTACTCCTGCAAAACCAGACGCTACGTTTCTATCAGCTTCTTCAAGATATCCTCCAGATGTCAATGTATTTTGTAAGCCAGTAGATGTAACATAAGAAGATGCTGCATTTGCAATCGTTAAATATGTTGAAGCAGCATTTGCTGTTGTTAAATAGCCAGATATAGAGGCTCCTGCTGGAATTGTTACTGTTCCAGTAAATGTAGGATTAGCTATTGGAGCTTTTAGCGCAAGATTTGTTATTGTTGCATATGTTGATGCCGCATCTGTTGTTGAAAGCTTCAGGCCAATTGATGTGGTTAATGCAGTTACTCCGCTTTCATTTGATTGCAAAGCAGATGCTAATTCTCCAAGTGTATCTAGCGCTCCTGGTGCAGAATTAACTAAACTTGATACCGCATTTGATATATCCGAAACTCTTGCAATTGTGGATGGTATAACAGATGTCTGTAGTAATCCATTTGAATCTAATCCAGCAAAACCACCAGATATATTTCTATCTGCTTCAGGAACAGTTGTTTCTAATACTGTATCTATTGCTGTATCTATTGATCCGCCAGCTCCTGTAATTTTTATATCTAGTGAATCAACTGCGTCTAAAGCATTTCCTAAAATTTCTGTTGTTTTTGCATTTAATGCTGATACTGCTCTAGCATTTGTAAAATATAAGTTTGTGCCTTCTGTAATTCCAGTAGTAGTAAGGCTACCAGTTATTGCTGATACTGCTCTAGCATTTGTAAAATAAAGTCTAGATCCTTCTGCAATATTTGATGTGGTCAAGGCTTGAGTCGCTGAGGTTATAGCTGCATTTCTTGCAATTGCTTCTGCATTTACCGCAGAGCTAATTGCTCCAGTTACAGATGCATTATAATTTGTTATTTTTGTATCAGCTGCTGCAGATGCTGCGGAAATTGCTGCAGATTGCACGGCATTAGACTTAGAAGTTGCATCTAGTGCTGCTGCGGAAATTGCTGCAGATTGTGCAGCATCAGCCTTAGATGCTGCATCTAAAGATGCGGTTGCAATTGCTTCTGTTTTGGCTGTAGATATTGCTTGATTTCTATTTGTAACTTCAAGTGCAATTGCATCTGCTATTGCTGTTCCAACTGCAGATATTGCTCTTGCATTGGTAAAATATTTATTTGTACCTTCTGGTAAATTGGTTGTTGATAGCAAAGATAATGCATTTGCAATATCGGCGTTAATAGAAAAACTATCTGGTAGCTGTGAAACTGCTAATTTACCTGTTGAGTTTAGTGTAGCTAAACCGTTTGCTTCTCCAGGTTTAAATGCATATGATGCTTGATCATTCCATCTACCACCGTTTCCAATTTTAAACTTTAAGGTATCTGTTTCAATACCAATTTCTCCGTTTAAAAGAATAGGGTTATGCAGAGTCCAGTTTTGGGCCAAGTCTCTTTTAAGTTGAATTCTAATTGCCATTAGTTTGAGTCTCCAAGGTCTAAAATTTCATCTTCTAAGGATGGGGCTGCTGATCCGCCTTCGATAATTATATCATCAATTTCTGGTTCAAACATAGAGTTATACTCTCCTCCATCTAGTAGAGTTAAATCTTGATACGTTCCGCTATCATTATTTGACATCGGTTCTCCTCCTTCTATTCCCACAACTTGTGGGATATTTGCTTGCGGTCCTGCTTGATCATTAAATGAATCAAATCTTATAACATTTTGGACATCGATACTATGTACCGATCCATCAAAAGCATGCGTATGTGGATAAAATGGTGTGGGGTCGTCACTTGGAGGAGTTAGCTCTAGCCAAGATAAACCATTATATATTCTTATGTTTTTAGTTAAAACATTAAAATACACATCGCCCTCAATTGCAGAAACTGGATCCGTAGACATAGTTAATAGGTTAAGAGGAACAACCATTTTTCTTGACATTTTATCCTACAATTACAACTTTATATTGTCCAGCTGTTGGTGCTTGGGCAAAATCTACTGTTACGACATTTGAGCTTGTTCTTTTTACATCTGCCTCAACTTGTGAAAATGGGCTAGCTGATTCGTAAATTTGAACTGTTACATCTGAAGTTCCAAGATTGTGTGTTACCGTATATGTTGTTAAAGAATCTGATAATACTGCAGCAAATTTTCTTGCAATTCCGTGAAAGTTTCCACCGTTATTTGTTAGCTGCCACTGTGATGCGCTTTCTTTCCAGACTAGTGAAACATCTGATTCTGTACCACGCTCAACGATAATTCCAGCATCTGCAACAGGTGTTCCTGCAAAGCCAGTATTAAGTCTAATTGTATTGTCTGCAATATCAATTTCTGTGGTGTTTACAGCGTTTAAAGTTCCCTGTACATTAAGGTTACCATTAACTTGTAGGTCTCCAGATATTGTTACGTTGTCTGGAAGTCCAATAGTTACTGCTGCATTAGATCCGCTGTTTGGAGCAACCGTTACTTCATTGGCTGTACCAATTATTGTTGATACATAGTCACCAGTAGTTTGTGTGGCAAGGTTAATAGAAATATTGGCATCACTTGCGCTAGTTAATCTACCTTGTGGGTCTACTGTAAATGTTACTGTTTTGCTTGTTGATCCGTATGTTCCTGCTGTTACCGCTGTGTTGTCTAGATCTATTGTTGTTACGTTAGTTGCATCATTAAATGACTTTGTTAAGCCAACTCCGCCTTCTACATAAGAACCAATTGCATCTGTAATTACCTCTAAAGAACCAGAAGTAGAAATCCATTGTGTGCCATTCCAGAAATACAGAATGTTGTCGCCAGTGTTATAGTAAACCTGACCTGATACTGGGCTGCTTGGTGCTGCCCCTAAATTTTGAATTCTAGCATTGAGTAACTCATTTTTGTTGAGATCAATACTAACTAAAAACTTTTTTGCCATTTGCTATCTCCTTTTTAGGACAGGTGTGCTGTCCCTGAAAATGGCTGAGCCATCGTCAATGTTATCGAATTTGTGTTGTTGTAATCTATGCCAGTTTCAAGCACATCTCCAGCACTTGATTTTACTGTAACGTTCGGATTGTATCCAAGGTTGTGCTGTATTAATAAAGAATAAACTCCGCTACTTGGACCAGTTAACTGTGCAAGTTCCCAAGAATAAGATAGCGTGTTTGCTGTTAATGTTATTACTGCTGAATTTGCCCATGTTTGATCAGAGGTTTTTGGACCATATAATTTTGACGTCTCTTTGTCATAATAAAAATCATCTTGTAGTCCAAGATTATTTGCTGGTGTACCGTTGCCATTTAATATAGTTCTACCTCTAGGGCCTTGCGGTCCTGGAGAGGATACGACTACGTCATTAACTATTTCATTTACAACAATAACTTCGGACATTATATTGTTACCGATCTATTTAAGGTCATGAAGCCCTCAAGGAGTTTTGTTTTATTCGAATTAGAATCTATAATCATAATGTCATAAGATGACTTTGGATAGAAAAGCTTATTAGTTTGTGTAGGTGTCATTTTTACTGAAACCGTACCTGTTGGACCATCGATAGTGATTCCACCCAAAGGTGAAGTTAAAGTTACTGCTAACTTTGTACTGCTTTTTGAATCACGAATCTGCATCTTTGCTGATGCTCCTGTTAGATCAATAGCGTTACCATCGTCGTCTTTATATTGTAATATAAAACTAAATGTTGCATTTTGATCTACTTCAAAATTCTTCTGTCCTGCCATATGCCATAGTCTCCTATATAGGAATACTCCTGTACTAATTTTAGCACAGGAGTATTCTTAATTGACTATTTTATTTATGCTTTATTTGTAAATCCAAAAGCTGGTTCATTTGGGTTTAGGGCCTTCAAAAGGACGGGTGCAATTGCTGCAAACGCTCCCATCAAAAGATCTCTTGGGTTTGTATTCCCTGTCATATATAGGGCAAGGGCTGCCGAAATAAATGCTCTTCCGTAAGTTGATAGCGCTGAAAGAATTTGTTCTTGCATTGTTACCTTTCCATCTTTGTTTAAATCCTTTTTATCGAATTTAGCCATATTGTCATCTCCTCTTGGGCGATGTGCCCAGGAATTTTCGGTTTCCCGAATACTATAAGTTTACCACTAAGCTGAAATATCTACAAGTTCACAGTTTCCGTCCGAGCTACATGCGAGAGTAGCGTTGGTTGAAGTTCCGTCTTCTGTCTCGTAGAAGGACAAGTCTTCCCAGCGTATATTCTTTGGCATCTTTGCTACAAGGTCGTCATACTCCTCTTTGGAGACTTCCTGGTATGGTGCCTGCTTGTATGTGTGATCTGAATGAGGCAAGAATGATATTCCTGAAACCTCATCAAAGTTTTTGTATACCCAAGCACCGACTTCCATCCATTCGTCTTCTTTTACTGAAACTGTAATAGATGGCTTATGCTCACACCATGCACGTTGATAGACAAGCCAGATGTTAAGGTGATCAATTGCTGTTAAATCATTTCTAACAATTGCTCCTTCTGGAGCTTTAACTGGAAATGAAAATACGTATGTATCGTTTGGCTTCATTACGTCATCTTCGACTGGAATTCCAACTTCTTTTAAAAATGTAGAAATTGGATCTCCTTTTGAACCACGAACTGTACGGATGTAATATGGTGAATGCCATGGATGCATTCCTGAAGATACCCCGACCAATTGAGACACTGTTCCAGAGGGCTTTACGCATGTAATAGCAGCAGACTCAGGAATCCCAATTTTCCCAGCCTCTTCCTTGTTTACTTCCCTTGCTTTTTCACGAAGCGTCATAAGAAATGCCTCTAAGGATACAATGTCTTCCTTGCCAGACATAAATTTGTGTCCGAACTGCCCAGTTAAAGAAACACCAAGGAGCCTTTCTTCTTCTGTATTGTCTTTCCAAATCTTACGAAGATATTTAAAGTCTGTTAGCGTTGATTGCCATGTGCCAAGAATTGTAGCAAGCTCAACCTTGCGTTGAATATCCTTCTTTGTATCTTTTTCACGTAGTACGACTTCTGAAAGGTTACAAAACTGGTAAGGACGTAAAATAATTTCTGAACATGGGTTAGTTCCGTAGTGTATATCTGGATCTCTTCTTCCATATTTGGCTGCTTGGGCTTGAGCTGCGGCCACATTATATATACCTCGTTCTCCTGACTTTGAATCATAAAGAGATTTCCATTCTGCAATAAATTGCTCCATCTCTGGTTTGCGAGAGTATGCAACAGAGTTATTTGATAGTGCACGTTGAGGGCTTAGCTCCCACCAGTTACCAGATTTGGCTTGTGCCATTTCAATATCATTAATGTTTGAAAGAGATATCATTGCAGAGCGTCGAACACCGCCTACAACAACAACTTCGCCAATCTTGCACATAATATCATGGCATTCAATTGGCTTTAAGTTTCTTCCTGTAGCATTTTTAAATTTAGCAATTGTAAAATCAAAAAGATTTACTAATGGTTGTGGCCCAGAAGATCTGCCTCCCATTGTTTTTAAACGTGCCCCTGAAGGTCTAACTTTTGAAACATCAATAGCTGGAATGTGTCCTGTCCAAAGTAAAGCCAACAGCTCACGATATGCTTTTGCCCAACCTTGTTTTGAATCTTCAACAACAATAACTGTATCTGACTTTTCAAGTTTTTCTGGGACTGAGGGAAGTTTATTAATGTACTTGTATTCTACTGAAAATCCAACGCCAGTTCCGCACATTAGAACATACATTGTTTCATCAAAAGAACGGGGAGAATCAACTGGAAGAAAAGCACAGTTATATCCTGCAACATTATCTCTTTCTAGTGCAGCACCTGAAGTCATTACAGATCTCATAGACGGCATAACATTTCGTTCAAAAACAAACTCTTTTAATTCCGCAACTAGCTTTTCATTTGGAATATAATTATGGTTTTGCTTTAGGTGTTCTGCCATAAAAGAAAAATATCTATCTACTGTTTCTCCCCAAGTTTCTCTACGTCCTTCTGCTTCTACCCATTTAGCATATCTAGATAGTGCAATAAAGTTCTCATATGGATTTTCAATAGTATTTTTCATGTGTCGCCTTTTCTCCGCCCTGCGGTATATTTTTTGTGTGAGTTCCTATTCTACCAAAAGAACTTTCTTTAAGGAAGAGATATCAGAATGTTTTATATTTAAGCGTGTATTTTATTAATCGACTAGAACGCTTGACATCGAAAATACAAATAGTATACTTCCAATAGGGGGGTCGGGGGGTCAGTAAATCAATAAATTAATAAATATAAGATATATTATAATATATAAAGAGTAGTTTGTATACTTTTAATTCTAGTTAACTGACTTGACAGTAACTTAAACCCAATGCTATGATTGTAGTTCGTTATCTCTATAGGAGGAAATGCCAATGGAGAATATAAAGACGCAGTTTAGTGATTTGATTCACAACTGGACAGTAATAGCAGTGGCAACACTGTTTTTATTTTCTGGAAGTCCATCATCAATTGCTTTAACCGCTACAGAACCTTTAGTGAAAACTGAAGCCCAATTAAAGCAAGAAGTCTTGGATAGTTTTAGTAAAGAAATTTACAAGCCATCTGAGATGCTTACAGACGAAGAGCTAGCAACGCTACTCAAAACTGTAGGATTCGAAGGATCAGGCCTTAAGAAAGCTTGGTCAATAGCAAAGCGTGAATCTAATGGAAGACCGCTTGCATATAACGGGGACAGACAAACAGGAGATAGTTCTTACGGATTATTTCAGATAAACATGATCGGAGACTTAGGTCCAGCAAGACTTGAGAAGTTCGATTTGAAGAGTAACAAGGAGTTATTCGACCCAGTAACAAACGCAGAGATAACGTATTATATGACCAATGGCGGCAGTGATTGGTCAGCTTGGAAGGGTATGACCCCAAGAGCTAAGGAATTTTATTTAAAATTTCCGACAAAGTAAAGGGGATGGGATGAAGATACAATATGTATCAACTTACATCTCCATGTCAGAAGATGGATTGGTTGAAAAGCTATTATGCCCAGTAGACCAATCCAATCTTTTTTGCAATCAGGACCTAGAAGACAGAATATTCCTATATTGTTTAGAATGTAAATACAAGAATTTTATTGGTTTGGATCTATACCATAGAATTTTTAAGGCGGTAGAATTAAATCATGTCAGTAATAATTAATGGTAAAGACTACGGAGACATAAAAGATCTTAGGCTAGGACTTCCTCCAGAATTTTTAGCAATGTCTTCCGTTAAAGCTTATTCTGATAAAAAAACAATTATGAATATTCCAGTTCATCTAATACAGCATGGAATGATTCTTCTTGATAGGGGCAAAGAGGAATATGTTGATTCCGTATACGTATTTCCTAAAGACCCTAGAACATCTTTTTATCATTTGCATATATATAAAACATCTGGGCTTTCACTAAGATCAAATTTAAGCAATATGTTTATAGACAAACAGTGCTACACCAATTTTATTGGCCTTTATGACAAAGATCAAGTTCTTTCTTCTAACTTAATATCTGGACATTTTTTCAGAAAACCAATTGAAGATTTCAGAGAGGCCAATAAAAAATTACATGCGTTTACATTAATTAGAAATCCAATAGACAGAATGATTAGTCACTTTAAATACGAAACTCATCTGTATGAAAATCAAAAATCTGATTTAGATGGATTTTATGAATTTTTACATTCTAAAGAGCCTTCAATAAAAAACTTGCAGTCTAAAAATATTACAGCATCAATGGATACTGATCTTTCAAATCGGTCTGCAAGCTGGCTACTTGAAGGAAAAAATCATTCTGATTTAAAAGAAAATTTACAATCATTAGGAAAAACTAATAGATATATAGCAAAACACACAAATTGCAATAAATGGGAAAAGTATATTGATGATTTCTCTATAATTGGTACTGTAGACAATAGAGAGAAATTTATGGGTAATCTTTATAGTCTTCTTATAAAAGAAGGGTATACTGGTCATTTTGGAAAAGAGCAGTTTGTAAATAAATCAGAAAATTCTACCTCTGAATTTAAAAAAACTTTGACCCAAGATATGATTGATAGGATATACTATTTAAATAAATACGATTTTGAACTTTATGATTATTTAATGTCTAGGGGGCTATAATGGAAAATGAATCAAAGCCAATGCCAGTAACAGATGCAATGGGGAGAGAAATTTTTTGGGAAGATTTAGGGAGACCAGATGACAGACCAAAGCAATAACCTAGAAGACAATTTGCCTATGGTTAACTACATAATGTTGCATAGAATATATGACTTACTTACAATAGTTGCAAACAGTATTGATCCAGACAAGACATCTAAAATGATAGAGTTTCATGAGTCAGGATATCTTCTTGGCCCAGCCCCGTCTTTTACACCACAGGATGAAGAGTGAAAAAAACAACATCCCCATTTTTTAATAAAAAAAGAAAATACCCATTTGTTCCAAGAACTATAACTAGAAAAAAACTGGCCAACAGCAATTTTAAAGACTCTATCCCTAGAATGATATCTCCAAAAGAACTTTTGTTTAAATCATGGAAAAATAAAGCTGAGATGTTTAAGGATGTAAGAGATCACCATGGGCCATGTTCATCATTTTTTATTGGGAACGAACTAACTATAACTGCATTTTCACCAGAACTTGTTTATGAGGTTCTAGTTGGCAAACAGAACAAATTTATTAAAGGAAATGCCTGGAATAGGATTAGAAAATTTGCTGGGGATGGTCTTGTTACGGCTGAGCAGCCAAGCCATATTAAGAATAGAAGAATGATACAGCCAAACTTTAATCATGCCAAGATTATAGATGAATACTCTAGAGTCATGGTAGAAAAAGCAACTGAAAAAGCAAATGAGTTCTACAACGCAAAGAATAAATTAGATCTGCATGAGCAGATGGTTTCTTTAGTATTTGATATAGTGCTAGAAGCACTTTTTGGAGTTACAGAAAAAAAGGATTCTTCTTTAGTAAGAAAAAATATGGAAATATCTATGGACTCTGTAGAAAGAACTACTGCCGCAGGTTTGGACAGGTATGACTTTACTCCACTTCCAATATTTAAAAAATTTAGAACAGCTTCACTAGATTTGCATGAGTTTGCACTTTCTTTAATTAAAGAGAGGCAAGCAAATAATGATCAAAAAGAAGACCTATTAACATTTTTAGTTAACTCTGACATGACACCACAGCAGATATCAGATGAAGTCCTTACAATTATCTTAGCTGGGTTTGAAACAACAGCAAACACTTTGTCTTGGCTATTTTCTTATTTGCATGCCAATCAAGATATTTATGAATCGGTGGTCTCTGAATCAAAAAGGCTTATGGCTTCTAAAAATTTCCTAGAAGAAGTAAATGAGTCTAAAATTCTTGACGGAGTTTTAAAAGAAACATTAAGGCTTAACCCGTCATTATGGATATTGCCAAGAATGGCTGCAGTTGATGTAACAATAGGGGAATACTTTATTCCAAAAGGCGCAAATATAATTATGTCTCCATTTGTAACACATAGGGACGCTTCGATATACCATAACCCAAATTCATTTATACCAAGTCGATGGGATGGAGATTTTGAAAAGAATCTTCCTAGAGGTGCCTATATACCATTCAGTGCTGGTCCAAGAAAATGTATTGGAGATCAGTTTGCACTCTTAGAGATGAAAATAATTATTGCAATTTTTTCAAATATGTTTAAAATTGAAACTATTGGGAAATTCCCAGAAGCTGCAGCTAGAGGTACATACAGGCTTGCAGGAAAAGTAAAAATAAAAATAAAAAATCACGATGTATAAAATAAGTCCAACAATAGATAACTTAGAGCTTTCTCATTCCTTAATGGACGAGCAGATGCTTTCTTATAACGATGACCAGACTTTATATTTTTTAAAAAATTTGTGTGATCAGCAGCTTGGAATTAAAAACGATGTTAATTTTATTTATGGGCAAACAGACGATGTTTTGCCATCAGTAACATGCATTATATGTGTAGATGGACAAATAACAGTTTCAATGGAACTTACTAAATCAAGAATACCAATGAATAAGGGAGATGTTGTTATATTTCCAAGCGATATGGCGTATAGCGCTGAGCCACCTAGCAATGCAAAAATAAAAAAAGTCTTGTATAGCAAAAATGTAGACATCTCTTCTGGTTCACAAAAATTTATTGTTACTTCTACAATTATAGATAAATATGAAATTGTAGTTAGCGCCGATAGCCAAGAAGAGGCTGTAGAAAAAGCAAAGATAGCCCCTATTTCTAAATGGAAGCATTTAGACTTATATCCAGAAGTAAATGATAGAAAAATTATTAGGTATGGCAAATGGTGCAACTTTGACCCTAAACCCTTGACATAGTCTTTATTCTATTTTATAATAGGTTTGTAGGTAGAGTTCGCTCCCTACAAGGCACCCAGTCGAATCCGCCTTTGACTGGGTGCCATTTTTTATATATAAATGCTATAATCAATATATGGAAAAAACTTATATTCACCCAGACATATTTTATGTAGAAAACTTTCTTTCTGAACAAGAACTTGCTAGCCTTTTATCAGAAGCCCTAGAAGACAATTGGATTACAAGCGTAGACGAATTACCAGAAAACCTTAAAGAAAACTGGGCAGAAAAATTAAAGCGAATGAAAAACCAAGAGAACATTAAATCTATGTTTCAAATTAGAGAAAGAATTGTGGAAATGCTTGGGGAAGAATATTCTCATCTAGGCCTTAGTAATTCAAGATCTATTAAAAGATATAGGGTTGGCGATTTAGACCGTGGTGGACAGTATGCTTTAAACCCACATCATGATGGAACAAAAGATCCTTGGCAACTAGGATTTATTATATACTTAAATGATGATTTTGAAGGCGGAGAAATTACTTATGAAAATATTGGGGTAACTTTAAAAGCAAAGCCAGGAACTTTAGTTGTGCATAAAGCTAATGACTACTGTATTCACAGAGTAGAGGCTGTTAGAAGTGGTACAAGATACATGATTACTTTTTTTGCTGGAGATCCAGCAGATCCAAAGATAAGAAAGCACATCCCCTAAAATGACAAATAATGTTTATCTAGAAGTTGAGAATGTTTTTACTCCAGAAAACTATAAAGAGATTTTAGACTATGCAAGGGCTCCAGAAGACTATACAATTACGGGATATGACCCAATGGGATTTTGGGACAACAGGGCAAAAAGAATTGAGCCAGAAGAATTTAGAGATTCATTAAGCAGTGAATTTTATAAGGCAGTTTCTTTTCCAGAAGGAATTACAGAATTAAATGGGGTTGTAATGGTAAAATATCTTGATGAGTTTTCCACAAGTCCAGATGGGCAAGATGCAATTTATCCACATTTTATTAAAAATCCGCCAATGTTTTGGGACATGCTTGTTCTTATATCTTTAAACGACGACTATGAAGGCGGAGAAATTGAGTTTCCAAATGATGGAATTAAATTTAAGCAGAAGCCAAATACAGCAATTGTTTTTAGAGGGGACACTGTTTACAAAGTAAACAAAGTTACTTCTGGTAAACGATACATGATGACTATTTTTGGTAAATAATTAAAGAGATTTTGCTTTAGCCAGCGCAGATTGGTACGCTGCATTTACAAGAGTAAAATCTAGGCTATCTGATAGTCTAGCCATTTTATCTTGTATCTGTGGATAAAGTTCATTTCTATTTGCTGGATTTACTACTATGTCTGTTCTTACAAGAGTTCCGTTGTCAGCTTGCATTTCAGCTAATTCAAATAAAGATTCAAATTCAGATGAGATGTCATAATTTGCAGCTTGTAATATATCTTTAATAACTAACATTTTTTTGTCAGGATTAATTATGTCTTCAAATTTATAAACAAGGTGACTTGCATCTGCATATTTTGCTATAGCTAAATAATATTTTTCTAGTTTCTTCATTTCAATAGCTGCAGTTTTTACAAAAAAGTTATCTTCATCTAGCAATCGATTTGCCAAAGCAGGATTAGCAGCTCCGTCTCTTCTAGAAGACATTATAAGCATTATAAGATCAGAGAGAATAACGTCATAAGGATTTCTTACGCTAGTAACTTGAATTTCGTTTTCATGACTTGTTGCCCACTTTTGAATCTTACCAACTGCGCTAGATCCAACATCTAATTTTTGAAAAAACAAATCAGTATTGTTTTCCAGGGAGTGTCTGACCATAAGTGCTAAATAGCTACTAGATGTTCTGCGTGGCGCATTTACAATTATTTTCTTCATGTATTTATTTTACACTACATTCTATCCAAATAGTGAAAGTGCGAAAAAGTGAAAAGTGCGGCGGCAGAAGAAGACATTTAGGTATATAATTAATACATGAGCCCAAGATACTTTTCTAAATTTACACAAGCTCCCAGAGCTGATGAAAACTGGTATCATTTTACCCCAAGTAGGTATGAAGAAGGGTCATATGAATTCAAGATTTATATGTATAAGTTAAAGGTCTACACAAAACTAAAGAAAATATTTAGAATTAAATAGCTATATATTAGCTTGAATTTCGTATCGTCTATTTTCAGTCAACTGAAATAATATGTTCATCAATTTAGCACAATCATCATGTCTCCACCACATGTCGCAATATCCGTCAGAAACATTTAAACACTTGTTGAGCTCGTTCTCCAGATACTCATTTACATAGCCTAGACAGCTTCTAGCGACCTTTTGGTAGTCGGTTGGATAGTTATTGCTGGCGGAAGTAGATTTGATCTCATAGACCATCTGAGAGATGATTCTAGCTCTTATCATAGTTATCCTTATATTGTTTATCTTCTGTATGCCAGAAAGCAGCAGTATATCTTGTTCCTCCAGTAATTGGGAGTACTTCATGTACTATTGAAGCTGTGAATACTATACAGTCTCCTTTTTTAGGTCTGTAATATTCCCCATATTCTGGAAATCCTATATTCCCGCCCTCATAATCATCATTTAAATAAACTACAGAGCTATGAGACAACATTCTTGTCCATTCAAGTGCATCATCTGTATGTGGCAAGCATCTTGATCCAGTTTCCCATAGTCCAAGATTAGCTGACTTTGTATATAGATCAACATCTAGGTTGTGCATCTTAGATGCATTTTCTCCCTGCTCACAAAGAAAGTCATGTACCTCTGGAGTAGCTCTACAGACTTTATATCCAGCAATTTTAGAAAGATCAATTCCGTTTCTTCCACGATCTTTTGCTTGTTCTTGAATTAACAGTATTGCTTTATCTGAATTTTCATCTGATATAAAATTACTATAAACGTATACTGGAGCTTTACCTAATTTAATCATTCAATTGTTCAAATTCCATATGTATACCAGTTTTATCAATGATATCTAGTTCTTTAACTAGCATGGTTTGCTTATGATCATCTTTCATTTCAATCTTAGGAGCAAAGTCTATATTCCATATAATGAGATCTATCTCGCTTCCCGCTTTTAACATTTTAGACTCACGCCAATGTATTTGATCAGTTCCTATAAATACAAGACCTTGATTAAACTTTAAATTGTAGGTCTCTCCATCTATTACAATTCCCCAATCTTCGTTAGCGTTGAGTTGTACATCAAATACAGCCTTGTGTGTAGTTCTTCTATCAAAGTGTGGAGCTAGCTTAGGCTTAAACCCGTAATCTATATTGTATCTAATTATAAATGGATCTTCTAGGCATTGCATGCGTATAGTAAAAATATCAGACATGTAGGCATCAACCTTTTCAAAAATGTTTGCAGCCTTTTCTCTAAATATGGGGTATGTCTTTCTTCCAAACTCTCTTTCTACCGTTGCATAGTCTTCATTGACAAGAGAATAGATCTGATCTATTTCCAGTTGAGTAAAAACATTATCAATAATTACTGGTTTGAAGTTAAGCAATAAGTCTGGCTCATTGCGATATTTAAATGCCATATTAGGCTTGTGCATATGAAGTTCCTTCTAGTCCAAAGTGTAAAAAAAGCATGTGTACATAATCTTCATCAGTAAATTTTGTATCTGGTCTCCCATGTAATTGATTTGTCCCAGAAAACAATAATGCCTGTCCATCTTTTAATGTGTATTCTTTTCCATCTACAAGCAATGGCCAATCCCTACTTGATGCCATTTGAACATCTATTGTAACCATTGGCCCTCCCATATTAGTATCATAATGTTCTTGAAGTCGAGGACGTCTTACTGGAAGATCCGTGCTTCTTACATTTTGATATACAGCATATGAAGCACCAGTTAATTTTAATCCAGTTGTTCCGCTAAGCTCTTCCGCTTTTTTTGTAACCTTGTGTAAAATTTTTTCGCTTAAATATATGATGTGATTTCTTTGGCTTAGACGTGGCTTAAATTGCACTGTCCTTGAATCTAAGGAAGAAGCCATTATCTCAATAATTTCTGATTGAGTAAGCAGATTATCAATAATTTGATTTTGACCATGAAAAATATTTTCTTTTTCTGGCTCACCTTGCCATGGTTTATATTCTGTCATTTACCAATTATATCATTTTCATATTGTAGGGATACTGGGATTTGAACCCAGAATCTATTGTATATAAGACAAGTGCTTTAACCAGATTAAGCTATATCCCCTTGGGACTAGCGTATTCGATCTGTTATTTTATTGATGCATTCTACGCAAAAATTTTCTAGGATTCCCCTCGAATTTAATCTTTCTACGTATTTAGGGCTATCACAAAAATTGCATTTCATAAAAATATTCCAATTAAACAATATACCGCAACAAGGATCATTCCAATAATGGTTAGGATTCTGTGTGCTTTAATCATAATATTAGTATATCATATCCTAGTCGACTACAATATCAGATCTCAGAAAATGTTAATATATTTTTATCTTGTATGATACAGTATCTGAGAAAGGTGGTTTATTCTAGATAGACCGCACATATTGAGCGTGAGTGTGATAGACCTCACAAAGATTTATTTTTATTTGTCCCTAATGTCCGTTTCTTGGGTTGCTATTTGTCAGACCCCCCTGTTATGATTATAATATAAAGAAAGTAAGAAACACTTACTAAGAAAGGAGTTCTAAATGAACTCAATATATGAAAACAGAAACTCTCTAGAGAGTAGAGAGCAACTCTTAGCCCGACTAGGAGACGCTATATGCTCCGAGTGTGGTTGGCTATCTATCCACCGAGATGTGTGCTCTAAATCACAATTAGCCTAACGGCGTGTCGCTGGTAAATGTCAGCCCTATCGGCTACAATTACAGCATAACAACTAAATAAGGGTATGAGCCTAGCAAATAATCCGTAAGGTGAGCCTAGCGAATAAGACCCACTAACTACTAACGAAAGAAGAAATAAATGTCATACATATACAACACACGCACTAACAGCGTATCTAAATGGGAAACTATCCAAGAAGATGTAGCCGACCAATACGCATACCTAGATGAAGAGGTAGATGTAGAAGATGAAGAATTAGAAGATGTAGAACTAACAGATGAGCAAGTAGATGCACTACTAGCAGATATGGAATGGGTAGCGTAATGGGATATGTAAAAGCGTTCATAATGGATAACGAGGGAGCGGGTTGGGTTGATTTGTCAGACCTACCCGATACAATACAACTAGATATAGAAATCGCACTACTACAAGAAGGAGCACTATAAATGACTATCACTTACTCAATATGGGACGGCGCACAACTACTAGGCGTTGATTTCAAGGCTTCATCAGCAGATGAAATGAACAAGGTTATAGCAGACCTACAAAAAGTTTCTAAGGGCGTAGTAGCCCATATGCGAAAGGTTGAGATGTAATGATTACAGACGGATTAGAATTACTAGTAAGCGAATACGGGATAGAGTTTGATGGTTTCTTAGGGGCTATCTACTTACCTTGGCACACTATTATTATCACCGCCCTACTAGTAACCGCTTATAAGATTTATAAGAGAAAGAAGAATAAGTAATGACTACTAATCGCCTACTAACTACCGCCGTCCAATTACTACTAGCGGGAGTAACTATCCCGCTACTAATCGCCGTAATAAAAGACCTTAGAGAGAATGGACTAAACTAATGAAATCAGAATTAGAAAGAGATTTAGAAATAAAAGAAAGCTTTATAGATTTACTAAATGACGTTTATCCTACTGTAAAAATCGGTTACTCTACTTTTACACCCGCCGAAATCTTAGAGTGTTGCGATCCCGTTGCGTTTTCTATCGGACTAATTGAGCACCAAGATTATTTAGACGAATTAGAAAATGAATAAATAAAAGCGGCGTGTCGACTTGACAAATCGGCGCCTCGCCCGCATAGGTAGGGGGTCTGTGGATAACTTACGTGTAAATGTGGATAACCCCTGAAAAAATGTGGATAACCTGTGTACGACACGCCCGAGATCTTGTGAGTTTTATCACAAAGCCCACGCTCCACATATTGAGACGATTCCCCCTAGGATTGGATAATGTCAGTCCTTTCCGCTATAATATCCGTATATCAACAACGAAAGAAGGTCAATTCATGAACCTAGATGAATTCAAAAAACACGTGTTAGAAACACGTCAAGCAAGCAAGGCAGAAGCCTTGTCAGTCCTCTCTGCTACAATTACAAAATCAACAACGAAAGAAGGCAAATAATGTCAGCAAATGTTTATTCAGTAGAAAGTCTCCTAGTGGGAAAAACTTATTATTCAAATTCTGTAACGGGTGAAATTATTTCAGCCGAAAAAGATAATTCAGTTTGGTATTCTGATTCAGATACTTACAAAGTGGAAATTTCTCCACGACACGGATTCAAAAATACTTACCGCTATGTAGCAGTAAAGACGGGAGAATAAATAAATGGGTAGAATGAAAGAATTATACACTCAGATTTTTGAGTGTGAAACCTGTAATGGTCAAGGCTGGCAATTTTTCGGAAATGAAACCGATTATGATGTCGAGGCTTGCGAATGTAATCCGCTTGGATTTTTTCAGGAGAATAAATAATGAGCGAAATTGCTGGAATGTGGATTTGCGATAATTGCGATACTCTCGCTATTGTGTCGGTGGAAACTGATACAATACTTGTAACACAATGCGAATGCGTAACTAACGAAAGGGAAACTAATGTATAAAATAACTCTATCCTATGACGGGAATGCACCACACTGGCAAAAAGACTACGCAAACGAATTTGATGCGTGGAAAGATTTTTTTGATTTTGTTGATTGGGGATTTGCTGATGAATACTCAACTGTAAATTTATACAATTCAGAAATGAAATGCTTTACTCGAAACTTTTATCGTGAGCAAAGAAAGGTCGTAACTGTAAAATGACAATGACACGCAAGCACTTTGAAGCAATTGCAGAAATACTAAATTATAATTCAAATAAAACGCACCCTGCTGTTTTTTCTAAAATGGTTTTAGACTTTGCGGAATTGTGTGCAAATGAAAATCCTAATTTCAATGTAAATAAATTCTATGAAGCGAGTAATTATGTCATTCCAAAACTCTCTACGCGATAAAGTAAAACGCATTCAGGAATTGCGTCGCAGTAATGCGGCGCAACCTGTCCGCAATAAAAAAACTTATTCACGAAAGATCAAACACAAAAATAAAAATGCAGACTAGCGCATAAATATGCAGCTGTGCCCGCATATGTGCGGGGTCGGGCGTGTCGTTAAGGATGTGATCAAAATCACCCTGGAATTTGTGGCCACAATTAGATAATGTCAGTCCGTTCTGCTATAATTCCAATATCTACTAACGAAAGAGGTCCATTATGGAACTATTTACTGTCGCTTGCTTGAACTATGAAATTTGTGGCTCTACCGCAACTTTTGAAGATGAGTCCGAATATGAAATTTACGGTGATGACTACACTTGTGGCGAATGCTATGATTCCGAAGAAATGGAATTCTATGAACTAACTGGCTGGGCTGATTCCGACGCCCTTGCGTCTGCTGGCCACGGTATGGATGAGGATTACTAATATGTCAGACGTCACCGCTATAATTACCCCTATGAAACTAAAACGTTCTAATGATAGAAAGGTGGCTAACCTTGTCACAAAAAATGGAAAGCAAGCCGCAATTGCGAACACGTTCGGATTACCTGCAGGAAAGAATTATTCATGCCCTGGTGCCACTAGTATTTGTGAGAGTGTTTGCTACGCAGGAAAACTCGAAAAGTTATTCCCTGGAGTAAAAACTAATCTGCTACACAATTGGGAATTGCTACGCAATGCCGATATGGATACAATGCTTATTTTATTAGATGAGATGATTGTAGAATTTATCGCCGATTGTGAAAAGAAAGACGCTCCTAAGTTATTCCGTATCCACTGGGACGGGGACTTCTTCAATGATACTTATACATATGCCTGGAAAGTAATTATTGAAAATCATCCCGATGTTCAATTTTGGGTTTATACTCGTGTAAAATCTGCAGCGCTTATTCTAAAGGATGTTCCTAATCTATCTCTTTACTATTCCACCGATGATGAAAATAAAGAAATAGCATTCGATTTGAAAACTAATTCTAATGTCCGCCTTGCTTATCTAGGCAAGACATTCGCTGCAACCGAAGACACGATGAAAGAATTGACTGGCAAGCCTGGCGCTAAGTGCCCTGAGAATATGAAATCAATTCCACTTATCTCTAGCAATGGGTCCGCCTGCGTATCGTGTGGCCTATGCGTTTACGGTAAAGCGGATATTAGATTTTCTGCGAGTAAAAAATAATGGCTAATGTTCTAGGCGCCTTGATCGGTTGCATACTAGCTGCAATTATTTTGGGCCCGTTTGTTTTGGCCGTGTACGTTGCAATGAAAATGAAATAGTACGGCGTGTCGACTTGACAAGATCAAGTTGGCCCGCATATTTGTGGGCGGTTATCCACAGGCTTACGGTAGTTATCCACAACCCCTGGAATTGTGAGATTTATCACAAAACTTATGCGGGAATAGATTAGGTAATGTCAGTGCCCTATGCTAAAATACTCTTATTCCAACAACGAAAGGTAATAAATGTCTAATCTAATGACAGTTCCACACGCAATAACTTTCGAGGCTACTATTGACCTCGATAAAATTCCTGCCAACTTGCTACCTGTGCTACTTGCACTTCCTGAAGTAGATGTGTTGCGTATGTGCAAGGAAGCAACATTACACGCACTTGCTGAGTCTAAGGTATTGCAAATTGCAAATGAAAATAACACTTGGGCTGAAGTAACTATCAAGGGAGATAACTAATGGGATACAACACAGCGTTAGACTTTGCAGATTTAGATTTAGAACAAGGTATTGCTATGCACTTACAAGGTAATCACTATCCACCCGTTCCGCTTTCTATGGTGCAACCTTGCATCGAAGCAATAGATGCTTACTATGACGAGGACTATAATAAACTAATCGAAATGCCTGAAGGCGTATCGTATCGTGGAGAAAAGTTTGCTCCCGCCTCCGCTATTATTGAACAACACCACCTAGACGCTTGGCTACCTGAGAGCGAATACTGAGATCAAAACTAGGCGTGTGAGTTATCTCACACGCTTGGTATCTCGCATAATGAGATTGGGGTTGATAGATGTCAGCCCCTAATGCTACAATACTACCTAACAAGAAAGGAAGCAAAATGACAATAGATAACAAAGTCTATCAGGTTGGTGATTTATTCACTACCCTAAAGTCTAAAGAAACAGGCGTAATCAAAGAGATTATTCCTAACTCATCTGGCTCGGTGAGAGTCCGTCTGGAAACAGACAACGGAGAACGCTGGACAACTGTCTTACAAGACAACCTAGCGTAAGGAGGCACACACCCTAACTGGGTGCTAAGCCACGAAACAGGGGCAGTTTGAGAGAGTGTTCTCGCCCAATGTCGTAAGTAAGAACTCTCTCCCTTCGGGGAAATGTCAGACCCCCCTGCTATACTAATCAACCAACCAACCAACGAAAGGCAATAAATAAATGAGCAGACAAATCACAGTAAAGGTAGCAACAAGCAAAGTAATCAAGGCACTAGAGGCTCGTCTAGCAACGCTAGAAAACGATTACAACACACAGACCGCAAAGGAAGCAAAGTTCGGCAAAGCGCAAGAAGCGTGGCGCAAGGAAATTGCTAAGTGGGCTATTGCTAACTTCTCAAAGGCTGAGAACCTTCGCACAAACTATCGTCAATGGAACAACACTCTCAATGTTGATTTTGACATCATCACAAAGGAAGGCAACTTCCCTGCTGAACCTGAAAAAGATTTTGAGGTTATTCATCAGCACCAGTATCGTGAGATGAAAGAGGACATTACAAATGCTCTCACAATTCTCAAGATGACAGATGAGGAAACAGTAAATGCTTCCACAATGAAGCAGATTGCTAAGTATCTCTAAATAATCCAACGACCTGAGTATGTCGCCAAACTGCTCTCCTTCGGGAAACTACTAACAAAGGTAATACAATGGCAGAACGCTTTAGAGTAGAAATCTATGATGCTAACAAGCAAAATGATTTGACTATCTATTCAGAACAAGGTGTTGATAAAGAATATCTAACAGAACTAATATTCTCAAACATCAAACGCTTCAATGGGAAAATAAATGGCTACGTATATGATGCGGTAAAGAAAAAGAAAATCACCGCTATGTTTCTTGATGAAGATACAGTTGCAGGAGCACAAAGTTACGCAGCAAGCGCAACTAGAATTTTGATCTAACGGCAGCTTATCCACAGCCTGTGGATAGGCCCGCATATGTGTGGGGTTATCCACAGGTTTACGGGGATCTGTGGATAACCCTGGAATTTTGTGAGATTACTCACATGGATCAATTCGGACAAATGACTATCTAATCTAGACAATGTCAGTGGCACCTGTTATACTTACAACTAATCAAACGAAAGGAAATAAAAATGGCTCATAATCTAGAAATGGAAAACGGCGAAGTTGCTTTTGCTCTTCGTGGTGCTCCTGCTTGGCACAATCTAGCAAATCGCATCTTTACAAAAGATGAGGAAGTTACAACTGCAACAATGCTTGAAGAAGCAAAGTTAGCAAATTGGAATGTTCGCTTATCACCTATCACAAATCACATTGACGAATCTTGGAATGATGTCTCTCAGGCATCTCTTGTAATTCGTGATAACCCATTCAACAAGGGCACTGATGTTCTTGCAACTGTTGGAAAGCGTTACAAGCCTGTGCAAAATGAAGAATTGTTTGCATTCGCTGATGCAATTCACGATGCCAATGCTGATTGCCGTTGGGAATCTGCTGGCTCATTGAAAAAGGGTAAAGTTGTTTTCGGCACTGTCGATATTCCCCGCACAATGGTTCTTGACCCACAAGGCGCTAACGATGAAACTAAACTATATCTAATTGTTTGGACATCACACGATGGTTCTGTTGCTGTTCAGGCAGCCGTTACACCTGTTCGTGTTGTATGCCAAAACACACTAAACCTTGCAATGAAGAATGCTAAGCAATCTTTCAAGATTCGCCACACGCAATCTGTTGAAGGTCGCATTCAAGTTGCTCGTGAAACTCTTGGGCTTGCTCTTGGTTACTTTGATGAGTTCGAAGTTCAAGCAAAAGCACTTTACTCACAAGCAATCACCGATGCTGAATTCTCTAAGTTGATTCAGACAATCTATCCTAAGCCTGAAAAAGATGCTAAGGGTGCAATCAAGAAGTGGGAAAATAAGGTTGTTCTAATTGATGACCTTTATCATAACTCACCAACTAACGCTACAATCAAGGGAACTAAGTGGGGTGCGTTCAATGCACTAACTGAGCGCCTTGATTATTATCGTTCAGGTCGTGGCAATGGCGAAACACTTATGGCGGGTGCATCAGGGTTTGACCCAGTTCTAACCGCAGAAAAAAATAAGTTGTATCGTATGGTTGCAACTTTCTAAAAAAATAAATAAAAATCCTGAGCAAGATTTAAAACTGCTCAATATTTTTTTTGATCTCATAGCTCAATTGGTTAGAGCGCTACCCTGTCACGGTAGAGGTTGCGAGTTCAAGTCTCGTTGGGATCGCCAGGCCCGCACAGGTGCGGGTGTGATTAGTATCATACGGAGTAGCTATAAAATCCCTGGAATATCCTTGTAAATGTCAGTGGGGTCGTGTATAATTCTCATCATGACCAACGAACTCATATCATCTAAATATACATTTGTCTGTGACCCAGATGAATGTGATTGTCTAATTGAACTGACATCATCAGACGGATTTGGATTCCCGTCTGGTGTGACAGAACTCACATGCCCATGTGGTCGTAAGACCACATTGGTGTCAGTGGAGCATGCTACAATTGCACCTTCAACCCAAACGAAAGAGGAAAAAATGGAAACAACAGAAACATCAGCAGTAACAGTTCCCGATACATATAACCCTAACCTATTGGTTACCTACAAAGTAATCCGTGGTTATTCAGATGCAGAATATGCAACTGACAAAGTCACATCAATTGAATGGGACCTACACAATGCACGTCAGGCACAGAAGCACAATGGTGTCTACCAAGACAAGATTAATACAGTCAAGGATATTATCACTGAGGCATATGCCGATTCAGATGACCAAGATACACTTCGTGCAATTGCTGAAGCGCTT